GGCCTACCGGCTTAGAGCATAGAGATTGGAATCAATTTGATCGATTCTAGCTATAATAATTAGCTTTCTCACACAGCTCACTCCATATTTAGGAGAATTTCCAGTAGATTGTTGAAAGTTTCGATGGTTTCTGGACTCGTCATTATTGAGACACTGCCTGAACGCTCTGTCCGAGATGAGTTCATTACGTATGTCGACCCATATGTCTCAGAGGCATTTGAAAAGGCACTTGGTTTAGAACGATTCACATTGTTCCAGAACTATAGCCGCAGCTTCTATAGCAGAGAAGCCCATAACCGGAGCATTCTTAACTATAATAAAGAAGTTAGATCGCCCCCTGACGACCCGGTCTGGCATAAGATTGTAAGTGAGTCTTACGATGAGTTTCTCACTTACGGATCAGTTACAAGTCTGTCCGCTTTAACAGACTTCAAACTGGTGAAGTATCATAGTGGTACTTCAGCTGGATTCGGTTACGTTGATAGCTCACAACAACACCCGACCCAGAAAGGACCCCCCGACGGCAACAATTATAAGCGTGCTATTCGCATAGCTTCCAAAATTGTTCACGTTATCTCCGAGGAACTAAAGAGCGGAAATTATCATGATTTCCTGAAATCCGTTCCCGATAACTCTACTCCTGACGTCGCGTTTACGCGAACACAGTTAGCAGAACTACCCTTCACGAAAGTACGTAACGTATTTGGCGAAGCCTTTCATTACGTCATCCTAGAAGGATTATTCGCACGCCCACTCATTGAGCGATTCATGCGAAACGACACGTTCTATTACATTGGAGCAGATCCCGTCATTGATGTCCCACACCTGATAACGCGAATGCTTGACAAAGCATCGATCTTCTACACGTTCGATTGGTCAACATTTGATGCATCAGTTCAAGTTTACGAGATTGAATTAGCCTTCGATCTACTTAAACGCATGCTTAGATTCCCTGATAAAGAAACTGAAGCATTATTCGAATACGTCAAGACCCTATTCATTTCAAGAAAGTTACTTGGCCCTGATGGTACAGTGTACCTACGCACAGGAGGCATACCCTCCGGTAGTTATTTCACACATATCGTTGGTTCCATAATAAACTGGGTTCGCATTCGATACTTAATGGCACGACATGGCATTGACATTGTCGACATTAAGACTCACGGTGATGATGGATTAGTTACGTCCACAACGTTCGTTCCAACATTACAGCATCTATCTGAGACCGCAGAAGAATACGCCTGGTATTTAAAAGCAGAGAAATCTCGTGCCACGACCGATTTCACAAGAATCGAGTTTCTTGGCCGATACACGCGACATGGTATTAATTACCGTCTACGCGATCGTATCTTACGCCTTTCTCTTTTTCCAGAGTATCCTGTAAATGACCCTCAGATATCAATTGCGCGTCTCAAGTCAATTTACTATGACTCTGGTTTTTATAGTCAGGAACTTGTTCGCTCGATCCGCTACCTTACTCTCAAGTACGGCGACCAGCAGATTGATCTCCCACGACAGTTCCGTCGATTTGACATTACGGATTACGCAACACCGGAAGGAGTTTGACTTCCCTAGATAAGTAATTCATATATAGTCACTACATTTATTTATTTTAAAATTTATCTCATAAGTAGTTAATTTATAGATAATAACATCCAAACATCAACAATAGCGCTTGTCGCTAGGACAGTTTTCCTAGC